AAGCGCGTGGTGCTTGTCAGAGGGGAGGAAAAGAATGAGATCCGAGACCCCTGCGACCACGCCCTCGGCTTTCAGACGAGCACCCGTCACTGGGTCTCTTCGTCCGCCGTTCGGAATGGCAAAGAGGAGCGAGGAGAGTTGTGGGTATTGGTATCTGAACCAGCGGACGCAGGCGCATTGGAGTCGGTGTTCGGGATCTTGCATTAAGCGGCGGACGTTTCTTCGTTTGTGTCTTTGATGAACTCGACAATCGGCGTTTCAACGACCGAAAGGAGTACGGGCTTGTGCATCGACTTGTCGAATTTATCAAAGAGTAAGGCCGTTGCGTCGGTCAGCTTCTCGGCGGCCACGAGCGCGGCTTCTTTCTTGTCGAATTCGAAGCCTCGGCGATCGTCCAGCGTGGTGATCGTGTAGACGATTTTGTAATACTTCAATTCGGGTGCGTCGCACTTGTCGGTGATCAGTTCGTTGAACTTTCGGCCGACAACGTCCGTAACGACCACCAATGCGGCGGAATTCTCATATTCGGCCTTCACCAACTGCTCGGCGCGTGTGCAGCTGTCGGCCAGCACGAGGTAGGAGAAACGATTTCCGGCCTTATGGCCTTCTTCATTGACCTTTTCGACGTTGGTCTTACATTCGTAGTATTTCATTGTGGTGTTTCGTTTTGTGGTTCGGGGATTTCGATGTTGAGATATTGTGCGGAGTAATTACGCAGGCGGTCGATGTAGGTTTCAAATTCTTGCGTCGTCATCGCGGCCGTCGAGTTGGGGAGTGTCACGACTTCGCCCGTTTTGTAGTTGATGATGTGTTCGCCGGCCACGTGCTGTTTGAAAAACTGGTGTACTTGTTCGCAGTTCGTGAACTCCCATCCCGCCTGCTGCAATCCCGTTAAGAGTATCGGGTAAACAATGCCCCAGAGATATTTGTTTTGCGGTGTTGTCCTTCGGCGTTGCTTCCGTTGCACCGTGCAAACGTATTCTCCGACGGGCGAGGTTTCGAGGAAGAGCCGCAGTGGGGCAAAGTTTTGTTCGTCGTGTCGGTTGTATTGAGTTAATTCGAGGGTGTATCTGAACATTGGGGAAATGTTTTTCGGCGCATCGCTTCGAACTTCCTTGCGAGGTTGCGGAGCAGTCGGGCGTGGTCTCGGTCTTGTATTCGCTCCGAGTGCAGTTCGTAGAAAATACCTGCTTGTCTTAGGTAGTTAATTGCCTTCGACAAATCAGTTTTAGATATTGTGCAACGCGGTTTTGCAGTAGGAAGTTCAACGAGAGCGTCAAGTACGAGCGTTCGTTTCATATCGCTATCGGTTTAGAACGGGAGAGGGTCGCTGTCTTGCGGGGCAAACGTCGGAGGTGCGGGCGGTTGATTTGCAGGTGGCACTTGTGCCGATGGGAGAGGAGGAGCGGGCGTTGTGGGCGCTTGTGGCGGCTCGGCTGTTACTTTGATGCCCCAAGCCTTCAGCCGAACGTATCGCCGTGGGCTTCCGCCTTCTGGCGGTGTGAAACTTCCGCCCTTCGGGTGCATCTCAACATTGACGTGAGATCCGATGGCAATGTTGCGCAACGTGTCGAGTGCCTTTCCAGTAAACAAGATGGGAACGAGGTTTTCGTAGCGTTCGCCGGTCATCTTGTTGTATGTCGAGCAATCGACAACGACCTCACAAAAGGTGTATTCTCGCGGTTGCCCGTCTCTGCCCGTGAATGTGCGCGTTTCGGTCGGGCTGATCTCGTAGAGTGTTCCTTGCAGATCCATATCAGTGTGTGGTTTTATTGGTCGAGCGCAAAAATCTTCTTGTCAGTGATGCGTTCGCGGTTCGCTTCGAGAAAGGCGACGAGCTCCGAGAGTTCCAATTCCAAACGGCGGCCGTCTTCGATCGGGTCGAAGTTGTAAATCTCCGTATAACGCTCCAGCGTGTTGTAGCATTCGGGGGCGCCGGCCGCGTTTCGTTTACTCGGCACAGCGTGGATCACATCATAGGTGAATCGGGTAAGCGGTGCGCCCATCTTCGCCGACAGATACGGGTAAACGACGTGCTGCCAGTTGTGGCGAAACTTCCCGACCGTAAAACGCCCCGTGAGTTTCAAATCGACGATGCCCGTCGGGGTGATGTAGTCCGCAAATCCGTACAAATAAACGTCGCCTTCGGGGAGCTGCACCACGCCTTCGAGGAACTGCTGGGGAATGGCTTCGGCTGCTTTGTAAGGGGCGGCGATGCGTCGGCAGAAATCGGCGGGGAATCGGTATTTCCTTTCGTCGATCGTTCGTTCGCCCGCGTCGTTCGTTCGGATCATTGCCGCGTCGCAGAAAAGCACCGCGCCTTCTTTCGTCTCTACCTTCGTGCGCTCTACGTGAATGCGCTCCGAGGGGCGGCCGGTAACGATACTGTCGATTATCTCGTTGAAACAAGTGCCCCGATCGGCGGCGGTGCTGTCTTCGAGTGGCTTGCGGTTGATCTTGTCGATGAGTTCCTCAAAGCATTTCTGCTCGAACTCCTCGGGCGTGTATTTCGGTTCGTCGCTAAATCCGTAGTACGATTCCCAAACCGCGAACGCATGCTTGTAGCGCCAATACGCGTCCAAGAGCGTCGGGTATATCTTGTATTTAATCATTCGTTAGTGGGGATAAAAGTGGGGCGGCCTTTCGGCGGGCGATCAGCCGCCCCGGTCATCAACAATAAAAAGAAAGAAGTTATGCGGTGGCGTCGGAATAGGTCTTCGTTTCTTTGTCGTAAACGAGCTGCAAGTCTTTCACCTTGGCGCGGAAAAGCTCCTTTGCTTTGAACACAAGCGACGCGCCGTGTTTTTTGTAGCCGTCTATACGGCTCACAAAGTCGTTGGCGCTTTGCGCGTCGGTGAGCAGTGCCACGTCTTCTTTGAGGGCTTCGAGGGCTTCGTTGTACTCCTTCGATGCCGCAACGTCCATTTGTCGGCGAGCGATGAATGCGCCTACGATCTCACGACTTGCAAAGTCGTTGGCGGCGATTGTTTCGCCTGCGAGGTTGAGAATCACCGGGACGTTGATAACGGGCGGAAGATTGCACGTGTTCTTTCCGTCGTTGCGTGCCGTCGGGTCGAAAGTGACCGTGCGAATCGGCGTACCCTTGTCGCTGCGCATTTCGACAAAGCCCATCAGATCAAGATCCGTTACGATGTCGTTGTAGTTCTTTTCGCGAAGAGCGGGGATATAAATCGTGTCTTCGCCTTCCTTTCGGGTGTCTTGGTGTGCTACGAAGATGACGTGCTTGCCGAGCCCGGCGAGTGCCGAGGTGAACCACTTAAATTCGGCGTTGATCGTTCCCCATTGTCTGATTTGCGGCTGTTGCGTTCCGCAGACGTGGCGAATGATGAAGTCCATCATCTTGCCGATAGTATCGACGACGATCGTGCGATATTTAGCGAGTTCCGCCGTGGCGTAGAACAGATTTTTCACGTCGTTCCAAGAAGTGATCTGCACCGTGTCCGTTTGGTGTGCGCGGTTCACACGCGAAACGCCGCCGTCGAAGTCGAGGAGCAACGGGTCGGGAGCAGAAAGAGCGAGGGTCGTTTTGCCCGTGCCGGCCTTGCCGTACAAAAGCACCTTGCAAGTGGCGGGGGCTGTGATTTCGGAGGGAGATTTGATAAGTGACATATTCTATTTGTTTTTATGGGTTATGGTTTTTAGTTTCTGGTGTCGCAGGGCTTCAAACTCTCGCATCACGTCTTTGTGGTCTTTGCGTTCGCGTATCGCGATGCGGAAAAGCAGTGCGTTGAAGTTGGCGAGGTGGGCAAGGAGGGCGGAAAATTCGCCGTTTGTCATTTATATGTAGTATATGGGTTGTGGGCAGCAGCGGTCGGAGTAGTCGTTCACTTGCTCGGCGCGAAGACAGCGGCTCTCTTCCTCGAATGCTTCCCGTGCGATCAGTGCTTCTGTGGCTCTTTCGTGCAGGCCAACCAAATAGCGGTAGAGTTTCATCGCTTCGTCATGGCCGGCAAAGAGCCGCCCTTCGTCGAGTGCTTCGTTCTCGTCGTCCGTATCGCCGTAGAGAAGGAACGGGTCGCGGGCAAGTTCCGCAGGGGGCGTGTGCAGCGCGTCCTCGATGTCCTCCTCGAGAATTTCGATCACTGCGGAGATTTCGTCCGAGGTGCCGTGTTTAATGTCGTCTTCCACAAGTTTGTCGCGGTCGTATTCGAAATGCATGGTGTGTGGTTTTATGAGGTTATCGGCCGAACTTCGATGCTTCGGGGGTCAGTGGCTGAACATACACCGACGCTCCGACGAAAGCCTCTTCGGCCGTTCTTACGATTCGTTCGATGGTGTCCTTTGCCGTTCCCGCCG